CATCGATGCGACCGGCATCGGCCAGGGGGTTTACCAGCTCGTGCGCTCATTCTTCCCGGCAGCGCGCGCCATCCGCTACACGCCGGAAATGAAAACCGCAATGGTGCTGAAAGCGAAAGACACCATCCGACGCGGGTGTCTGGAGTATGACGCCGGTGCGACCGACATCACGCAGTCATTCATGGCTATACGCAAAACCATGACCAGCAGTGGCCGCAGTGCCACCTATGAAGCCAGCCGCAGTGAGGAAGCCAGCCACGCGGATATCGCGTGGGCGACCATGCACGCCCTGTTAAACGAGCCGCTTTCCGCTGGTAGTGGAATGCAATCCAACTCTATTCTGGAAATTTATTAAGATGGCAAAACATAAACCTACCCCGCAGGCAGTCAGAAAACCGCAACAGATTGAGGCGTTCAC